AACTTGTTCACCCTCAACGTCAACTGCCCAAGTCTGGTCTGGAGTACCCTCATCCACAACACTTAAAATTTTCCCACCTGTAACAAGAGGAGTGCTAAACATTTCTTGTGCCATAAGTGCAGTATAAAGCTTATCTCTGATTTTCATGGTCCAGTAAAGAGTTATGTATTCCCCGGGCACAACATTTGGTTGTTCCTCATAATGTACTTCAGTAGGATATACAGGAGCCATCCAATAATCACCTCCATCCATTGGAATCTCTCCTTCAACAGGAATCCTAAAAGACTTAACAATAAAGGGATAAATGGGATTGATATTAAATGGATTCTGACCAGTAATAGTTGAGTTATCCCATAGACAGCCAGCACAATTGTCTTGGGGATTACTCCAGTCTATTTGGATATATTGTGCAGGTACTTCAAAAGCAGTCAATGGACGTAACCAAGATAGCTCCGCTCCATCCCATAAACAATCTATAATAGCAGCATCAGACAAACCATCTTTAATTAATGGAATCTGGATGATTCTGTGAGGAATTTCACAATCATCAATACCATCAGCATTCACATGTTTTATAGGTACAGTAGCTTCCGCCACTACAGTCTCATTATACGGCCACGCTTTATCTACCCTTGTTACAAGGGAAACAGATATCTCATCTATAGGATCATCTGGCTCAATAGACTCAAAGGGAACGTCTTTAGGACACAAGTAGACTTTTATGTTCTCGTCTGCCACTATTCTTCCTCCTCAGTCATGATGGGAATAGTGAACTTGTCATTTTTGATAAAATCTAAGTCGGATGTAACATAGTCCAATGCAGAAGTTCTTATTTCATAAGATACACCTGTTTTAACTTTGTCAATTGCAGAAAAAATACCATTTTCATCCGTAGTTCCTGTGCCTATTCCTGCAATTGTTACCGTAGCATCAGGAATCGGATCACCAGTACACATGTCAAGTACCTGTACTTCTAACGATACGTCTATTGGAACTGCCCCACGATCAAAATTTACTGTTGTGGAAATATTATCATCGTCACTGTATATGGCAACACAAAGGACAGGGTATTCATCATCTGTAAAAACAGCATTGGATAATTTAAGTCTATCTCCCATAGCTTTATAGGAGCAACTTAGGATACCAATAACCTCGGAAGGTAAAGTAATTAAACTATTTGAAAATAAAGGAGTACCGCCATTATTGCCTATCCATCTGTAGGTGACTTCACCATGAGGAGTATATTTTAACTCTCCTGTTTTCTCAATTACAAAATTAATTTCTTCCTCATAATCATAAAGAATATTTGAATTTGCCAAAGACAAATCACCTAAACTTGATCCCAAGGTATATGGTTTAGTGGCAGCATTAGGAAGTAATTTTAAGTATGCAATCTCATTAGGATCAAAAGTGGACTTTGTTTCATCTTCTCCCAAATCATATACGGATCTGTTATAATCATCATCCAAGGATATGTCAGCAGACTCAGAAGAGGATGTTAATCCAAAATTTACTGTTGTTGATGTATGTGTCATGATGCTAATCCTACAACCACTATCACAATTGGGTAGGGTTCATCCACTGGCCAATCAATAGGAATTGAATCCTTTCTTATAGAAAAACTCCAATAATGAGATGTATAACTTGCATCGTATACCCCCGGAGCAGCTATGGATGCTTTGGCTTTTGACGGATCAGCCGGATCTAAAGTAACTGAACCAGATGGATTACTTCCAACTGGTATTCCCGTAGCAATAAAATCAGAGTACACAGGAAAAGCCAAGGAAGCCACATTATCTTCAATTACTCCTCCATGTGATTCAGGAGGTTCATTAAATTCAAGGTATTCTTGATTCTCAAAAACTGCATCTCCTTCTTCATAGGATGTAATAACTCCATCGGAAGCAAAACAGGTTATATCAACACCTGATAATGGGTTTGTGAATACTCTAAAAAATGCTTCATCCCCAAAAATAAAAGATGAAGTTCTTCCATTTGCAGCTTCATTTTTTACATCATCCATATCAATTGAAAGCTCAATTGGATCATCCGCTAATGAAGAGGAGAATGAAATAGTTACTGATTGTTTAGCCATCTGTGTATACCTCCTTAGTAATAATACTATTTCCTGTAAGTCCTGTTTCTTGTGTAATAAATCTTTCACCAGAACTCAATTTGCTTATAAGAACTTTAGCTCCAACAACAAGAGGGTTGCCACTGGTGTTAAGTGCCCTCCTATCAACTCCTGCTACAGTAACAATATAGATTTGATTACCCTCTATTGTTTTAACTTCTCCAAGTTCTATGAACTCGGTATTTGAGGGCAATAAATTATTTAAACTCGCCATTGTATCACCTTTAAAGTATTTTCAACTCTACCGCCAGAAATAGTGATTCCTACGTCAGCAATATAATAATTTCCTGAGGAACCTATTCTGGAACAATCAATCCATGCAATATTGCCATCTAAAGATAAGTCATTATAAGGACTTTTAAAACTATGCTCAAAAACATCATACTTATTATCGTCAATCCAGGCTTTCCCTCTTTCAACTGCTGCTGAAGAATCTTCCCGTAAGTTGTTAGTTGAAATAGAATCCCCAAATTTATCAATTAATTCACCATTTTCATCAAGGGCAATTGGTGGAGTAATTACTGTGATGGATAAATTAGCAAAATCGGTGTAGTAAAAAACAGCCAATAACTCTTCTACACTATGACCACTTAATTCATATCTTTGATATTCAACTGTATAGGTAACTTTCGCTAATCTCCAAGCATCAAGATTCTCCAAAGTCAGAGTTTTCCCATAAGAATTCCAATCAACAATAACTCCAGGATCTCCAATCCATTCTACATTAGCAAGGTCAAGATCAAAAATGGGATATGTAGTGTCTCCAATACCATCATTAAATTCTACTATTTCTGTAAATTCCTCCTGAAAAGACCCATTGACAAAAGGACCTGTTACTTTGGATATAGTTCCATCAGTAACATATGTTCCCTCAACCTCTGGACTTGAATCCACCCAGTATACTTTTACAAAACTCGTTGTACCAACTGTTCTTGCGGAACCTTCTTCTAACTCTTCAATCTCTATTGTGGGTAACAGGCTGTCAGCATTAATTGAATTGACGTTAACCTTGTTATAATGATCTCCAGTAATTATAGAATGTCCAAAATCCACAACTTGATTGGCATTGTAAGTTATATCCTCAGTGGCGGAACTCATATTAATTGGACGAACTGTATATTTTTTACGTATAAGAAAACTTCCGTCATCTTGTGCCCTAACAATCCCGCCAATTTCTTGTGCAATTGAACTTAAAATCTCAGACGGAGTTCCTATAGCTTCAAATGTTTCTGGTAAAATCCAATCATACAAATCTGGGTCCCAATCAACTGCTGAATAAACTGGAATAGATTCAACTACCTCAGAGGCTAATTGTGGATCACTTAAATAAACACTATTTGATAGTGCCCAAGGAGAGCTATCCCTTGCTGTTTGATCTCTACCCCAAAATGAAAAATTCTCTCCAGAACCAGTTCTTGTTTCCACCAAGAAAAACAAAACTCTCCCACCCACATGTACCTCAATTCGTGGAGTGCCTGGATTAATATCAGGATCGGCTAAATCAAATAATTCCTGAGATATGGATGATATTGTTATTTGGTTATGTATACTATTTTGGGTAAACGACATTTCAACAGTATTTGCACCAATTAATCTATTGATCTGAATATTATCCAGATATATATTTGTTTGAAAACTATAAAATAATGTGCCGAGTTCTTGCAAGCTGTGTTTAATGAACAAATAGCTTGATGCGTAGTCAACAGTATCTAAAGTATTCAAAACGGCTTGTATGGCTATAATTTCATCGTCAGATAACGTATTTTTGATAATTTCATTGCTTACAACCCCTTCTGCAATCAATTGTAGTAATGATTGTGTGCCTTGTATATCCTCAGGCAGATTATTTAGAAGCATCTGTGTATCGAATGCAATATCTCCCCTTACCAATGCATTTCTAAGAATGGAAACATTGTCAGAAGTCTTACCTTCCCTGATTCCTTTAACCTCATTTAAAATAATCTGAACAGCATCAAGAAATACACCCAACTGAAAGGCTATAAACTGATAGTATGCATCCTTTATAGGCTGATTCAATAAGAAAATAGAACTGTCCCCAATTGATTTTCTTATAAGTTGGATGCCTTGTTCTGGAGGACTCCAAAATTCAACCGTTACAGCATTACCATTACTGAATACGGAAGTGCTTGTGAATTTACCTATAGGAGCTATTCCCGCTATAGAGCCGACTTCAAATATAGCTGTAGTTTCAAAAGGAACAGGATTATGTGACGGAGGAGGAGGAGAGTAAGGAAAAGAATATTCAAAGACATCATGATTACCTTTACCTAACATCAACAAAGATCCATTGCTGAGTCCTATATCTAATGAATAAGGATGGAAATCCTGTGACTGAGTTATAAAGTACTCATCAGCAGTATCTCCATAAGTTGCTGTGGTCAAATCCCATGGAGTACTTAAAACATGCAAGGATATTACATCTTGACCATCAGAAACAATATACATGTATGTGCCTGTTGAATCAATCCAAATATCATTTGGATTATAACACCTGTTATAAGTTGCAGTAACATCATTAAAATCATATGTCTGCCCTGTATCAAATGCCATTCCCGTAAGACTCCACGCATTTGTAGTGGAATACCTATGAATTAAACCAGCATTACGATCAATAATAAAGATTTGTTTCCCGTCTGGTGATACATGTAATCCATATGTATTGGCAAGAAGACCTGATAAATCAAATTGCTGAGTATATGTGGCAGTAGAAATATCCCAAGCAACAGACAATGCCCATTCCTGTATATAATTAGAGACATAATCAGTTTTGTACATTGTTAACCCATCAGGGCTTATGGCAATGCCTCTTGCAGAATATCCATCACCAGTTAAAAGTACAAATTCACCGGAATCATAAACAGCAGTACTGACATCAAAGGGAGTACTGAGATTGTATACCGTTACTTGAGGGGGCCATGAACCATCATCCCACTCTCCAAGAACAAACATTTTAAGACCGTCAGGCTTAAACGTAAAACAATTCTCATTCATGGAACGATCAGTAACATCTATACTTCTGCTGGTATAAGTTAAATCTCCAGGATTAAATGACACTATTCTCTCCTTCTATATATCATCAAAGTATATATTATTCACTAATAAGGTTTCAAGATCAAGTATTTCTTTTAGACTAAAGAAAGACACAAATCCCACAATCGTATCATCTGGAGTATCACTATCATATACAATTAAACCAGAAGATGGTTCAATATTCGCTCCTGATGCAGCAAGTACTATATCCTCAAAAGTAACCCTGCTAAGATCCTTTGTCTCATTTATAATCTGTGAAGTAAAAACAAGAGGTACATGAGAAGAACCCAAACTCTCATATGGAGAAATATCAGCCAAAATAGCTGATGAGTCCTTATCAAATACAAAAGATGCATTTACCAAAACAGCCAGAAGGTTGTCAGAAGTTAAATCAATTAATCCTAACTGTCTTTGAAATTTATAATGATTTGAGTGGGAACTTATATTTAATTCTACAATTGCTATGACACCAGTTTCCAAAGTACCCACAACTTCAAAAGCAGGAGGGGATACAATAGGAGGAAGTGGAAGTAGATTTAATCTTTCTTCATCTTCTACATTGGAATCAGTATGCTCAGATATAACTCCATCAAATATCAAATGTGAATCAGGAATTGCCTCGTCATAAACAGTGGAGGTTATACTCTGACTTGATATGTGAATTTTAGTAGTTTTAATGCCCCTATCAGTATCGTTACCAGAATTGTGTGCATTATTTATCCTGATTTCATCAAAGGTAATTTCCTCATTGAATACACAAATTAATCTTTGATCTTCTGGCGGGAAAGTTTGTTCTGAATACCATTCTTCACCAACAGGACTGCCAAGTTTATCCAATGATGTATCAAAAGCATTACTTGGAATATAGTTCCCATCAAAGTTTGTAGTTGCATATGCCACAAAATCAGTAGTAGCCAAATTGGTAATCTTAGATCCTTCAAACCAGAAGTCGATTGATCTTACTGCCAAATAAGTACTATCTTCCCACCCATCAGCAATATCAAAAGTAATTGACTTGGCTGTAATCTGTTGTGGTACTCCTATACGAAGAACATCAATAGTACCCACAACTTCAAATGCAGGAGGGATTACAATAATAGTGCCTGTGTCATGAAAAACAATAGCCTCAAGAGTACCCACAACCTCAAATGCAGGAGGAGATATTTCTATATCCATTACGATAGTAGCAAGTAATGTTCCCACAACTTCAAAAGCTGGTGGAGTTATTTCTATATCTATTGCAAGAGTAGCAACCAAAGTGCCCACAACCTCAAATGCAGGAGGGGATACAATAATAGGTGGTGAATATGCAGGAGTTGCAACTAAAGTGCCCACAACTTCAAATGCAGGTGGAGTCACACTAATAGGACCCTCACCCTCCCCCATGACAAAATCAATACTATCCTTTGTTGGAGGAGTATACCCTGTTGTTAAAACAAAATCTATGCTATCTTTTGTTGGAGGAGTATAAGCCATAATTTATCCTGATAAACCGTCATAAATTTCTGAGTTCTCACCATCATTTCCTACAGCAATAATCATGAATTTGTCGTGTGTACTACCGGGCATAGTTAAAGACCAATTACCGGAACCATCGGAATCCGTCTCGTAAGGTATACTGGGGGCAGATTTTTTATATCCAATTAAATGTCGAATAACTCCGGTAGCATCAAGTTCAACCGTTCCAGAAAAAGTGACAATTCTTATATTTGCCCCTAAAAATGGCTCGGAAAGTATACCGCCTTTGAGAATAGCCATGTTATACCTCCCTTACTGCACCGGGTCTACCTGAATAAGATTGAAAAGTCCTCCATTGTGTGCCATCATCTTCCACAAGTACATCCCCGAAAGCAAATACACTCGCCACAAATGCCACCCTTTTTACACGCATTATACCACACCCACCTACACTGGTCTGTGTTACGTGCAGAGTTACCAAAGGAAATCTACCTTCGTATTGATCAGGATCATATGCGGCAGCGGTAGGTGCGTAATATGTAGGTGCAACGAATACTGCACCTAATGACCCCCCTGGACCTATCAACATGTATCCTGTATTTAGAGGCTGATTGCTATTCATACAATAGTATCCTACATGATCAGAAAGCTTAGAGCCAGTGGTATAGGAATTTACTAAATCAGCAGTAATTGTATTTCCAACCAACGTCTTTATTGTTATTTTCTCAATTTTAACAGTACCCATAACATCGTTGTGGGTTGTCCTAATAAATACTTGCTTATCTACAGCCCAATTAGCAGGAACAGCATCCAAAACAATAGACACATCAGATCCAGCCGTTAAGGTCGTGTTGCAAGTGCCGACAGTCTGGGAAACATCATCGTATTCCGGTAAAAGTTTGCCGAATTGGATGCCATAGGCGTTAATGAGCAACAAGTCTTCCATTGAAAAAATAAAATCCAAATCCCCATAAATCCATAACTTTTTGGTGCCTGCATCTAATACAGTATAATTATTGGTTGGGTTGAATTTATTGGCACCTGTATGTGCAGTGGCATCCCAGGATTGATATCCCTCTACTTTGATAAAATTGCTTATCCAAGTAACCTCAAAGTACAAATCCTCGTCCCCACTTTCTCCTGGAGAGTATATTACAAACCAATCATTAATGGCACAATTATCCTCATCCGTAGCATAGGATGAATCAAACAGAGTCCATCCTATCCCTGTTGCGGAATAATCATAAGTTCCATTTCGTTTGCAAATGAAGTCACGAAAACGTGTAAAGAACTCATTTTTATCCGCACAAGCAACATCAATTAAGTTTCTATAAGCCATAACCAACTCCTATGCATCATTAAGTGTAACTGCATTTATCTGAAAACTGGTTCCATCTGTTACTGTGAAATCTTCTTCATAGTCTATGCATCCAATAACCGTATCATCAGCAGTGGTGTCATCGTAAATAATAGCGGCACCAGACGGACCTATATCACCACCAGAGGCTGAAAAGATAACATCATCATAAATGATAACAGCTTTATCGGCAGTATCATCCTCAGTATGCGAATCAACCACAAGAGTTTCATCATTCTGTGTGTATCCATTTTCTGTGGCTAACTGATCTGCTGTTACATCCGCAAGAGTGGCATGGGCATCAGGATCAAAGGTAAAAGTAGTATTCATCAAAATGATTTTGAGTGTGTCTGTAGCCAGGTTAATTGCTCCTAATTGTTTCTGGAACTTATAGTGATTAGAGTGTACGCTTGTTGTCATTTGTCAATCCTCCATATTTAATTTATTATATATATCTTACTCTGTATAGTAACCAAGCACAAGAAGATTATTAGATTCTTGTGCAGTTAAAGCGGGAACAACTTCTTTAAGCCATATTGCCTTAGATGCAGGGTGTAAAGAGAAAACAATGGTATCTCCAGACAGCCATGAACCTCCCCAACCAGCAGAAAGTAAAGTGAATAATTTTACTCCTGTTTCAGGATTAGTAGGCTCACAAACGGCTGAAATCAAAAAACCAGTTCCTAAAGAACCCATATTTGTTCCTGCTACTGAAAAAGTTGTAGGAGAAGTAAAAGTAATTGTAATTTCATCCTCTTCAGCACCATCATTATGAGGAGTAACAGGATAAGTAGTTTCATCATATGTGCCGGATACAGAAGTTTCTACCCAATCCTCAATTAAAGAAGTAACCTCATCAGCATATACACATCCACCTGCAAAAGTGTTGGCTACAGCATAGGGATTACTTACTGTTGTATCAAGGAAAATAGAGCATTCATTTGAACTATAAGAAAAAGGATTTTCTCTATAAGTGCAAGTAATATCCGCAGAAGTTTTTGGGGCTGTGTCCCATACAGGAGTTATTGTCCATGTCCCATCTGCCATGTTGAGTTCACCAGAAACTCCATTGCCCTGAGTAGGATCTACTGTTCCATCAGGATAAAGATACATGGTTAAAACAGCATCTCCACTATCAAGGGAAGATATAACAGGTAAGTAATCAGCCGCTTGATGTACTCCCATAGCAACATTTGCTAAAGTGGATAAGGTTGGATTGGTGGAAGCATTTCCAGTTCCAATGGATTCATCTGTGGTAACTCTGTCTGCAATCTCAAGCCACTCTTCCTTTGTGGTTGGCTCCAAAGTGAGAACTTTGCTATCACCTAAATAAGCACCATTAGGATAAGTAATAGAAGAAGTGGAAGTAACCTTTTCCCATGTATCGACTATAAACTGAACACTATCTCCAACAGCTACTGTGGAACCAATAGTCTGTGCAGTTTTTACCTTGTCAGCAATATGCAAAAGTGTTCCAGTTTCAAATACAAAATCATCACTTTCCATATCCAGTTTCACCAGTACTTCACCACCGGACAAAACTGTATTCAATGCACCGGTTCCAGTCCATAAAGGAACTTGTCCTGTGGCTGGGGTGGTCAATGACCCCTGTACATCCGTTTGATCACCTTCTTTTAAATAGAAACGATCTCCCGCATTGCTGATTGTTTCCAACCATTGAAGAACACCATAAGCAATTTCATCAGAAGAATTTTCATTATTCCAAAATTCTTTCCTGTGCCGGATAACTCCATTTGTTCTTTCTGTTTTTGTCACCCTTGGAAATAATGCGTGTCTCGCTCCTGATATCACAACGTTATTGCTTTTTCTTCCACCATTAGAAGAAAGATCAGATACAGCCCTTGACTTTGTGTATTTTATATCATTTACCGTTACTGACATTTTAAATCCTCCTTAGATTTGCATCAATTTTAAAACTATATTATTATAATAATCTGTGTCTGCTGCATTTGACCTTTTAATTAAACTATCTCCAAATATAACAGGACTATCTTCAGACATAAATCTAACATTATAAACAGTTCCTTCATAGTTTAATTCATAGTAAGCTCCTATCACATCTGCAAGAGCATGTAAAGCTTTCATAGTAGTTCTATCCAACCAACCCCAATCAGAACCACCCACGAAAATAAGCTCCTTAAATTTTACAGTCTCCTCATAAACAATAAGAGAGCCGTCATTGGCAATTTGTGAAACACCTGTTACATTGGTAAGAAATTCGGATTCAATAACGAGTCCAGTAATATCTATTCCTTCTAATGTTATACTCATCTGTTGACTCCCATTAGATTCATTTTAGTTAAATGAGAAGTAAGTTCCGAAACAACATCTTTATGGACAATAGCAGGAACTTTAACTTTTCCAGTCTCTAACTGTACTGTACCAAAATTTGATAAAGCACCAAGCATAGAAGATCCTGTTTTTACTGCTGAAGAAACTACGGCTTTTGCTGGTCCTCCATTGGCAAATTTTGGTAATGTCATATTATTTATGGAGTTCATAAAACTATCTCCAAATTTTCTTACAGCAAATTTATTAATAACCCATTCACCATCTTCCAATAAGGACATGTTTTTATCTCCACCACCAAAACCAGGAAGTCTGCCACCACCTGCAAATTTATTTGCATCCGAGGAGCCTGATGTTTCAGTTTTAATGACTATTGGCTTTTTGGCTAAATCCCTTAACGTCTTCAATTTTTTAATAAGTCCATCAACGGCATCCTTTCCAGCTTCTGCATTAACAACAATATCAAATACTTTATCCGTAAGGGATATCTCCACTAATGAATCTTTGAGTTGATCCACCCTTGCTACCTCTTCCTCTTCTGGTGCAATATCCCCAAGATCCGTTTCCTTTATTGATTCGGAAACTCTTGCTATCTCCTGAGAAGTTTTCGTGGCAGTGGTTGCTACATCCTCATAACTCTTTTCCAACCCTTTATTTGCAGTAGCTGCCGCATTTGTGAATGTTAATATGCCTTTCTCATCTCTGGAACTTGTGATTTGATCATATGATTCTACGATCCTTTTATTGGCTTCCTCCATGGCTATTTTTTCTTGCTTGGACTTTTCCAATAATCTTATATTTTCATCTAATGCATCGTTTTCAATATTGATTTTATCTGCAAGTTCATCAGAAATGGTAGTATCTGGAGTTTCCCCTGATAAACGAATAAGTGCCTGTGCAGCCTTTAGCTTGAGTAGATACACGCCCAATTCCTTTAATTGGTTTTGCATCTCTATTCTATGACGTTCTTCTTCCTTGGCTGTAATTTTAGTGATTACATTGGTTGCATTTGTTAACTTGGTATCATAGTCTTGCTTGGCTTCAATGAGCTTTTTATCTCTCTTGGCTTGCTCCTCTTTTGCTTTTGTAAGTACTTTCTGATCTGCAAGTTGTTTCTCAATTCCGGATACATTCTTTAATTCAGAGGTTACATCCCTTATTACGGAAATAGCTTTACTTTGATCCTTGAAAGCACTGACCATGCCCAAAGCGTCTTTAAGAAGCTCCTTACCATTCTGGACACTTACCTCATCACCCTGTCGGATTAATTCCCTACCTTCTGCTATTTTGGCAAGTGCTGCGGCACGTTGGGATGCTAATTTATCATCTTCGGACAGAGTTCTTTCTTTTACACCTCTTATAAGGTCTTCTGCATTCAATGATAGATCATATTCATCCTGAATATTGGCTTGTTTATTTTTAGTGAGGTCTTCTTCCAGCTTCTTTTTGGCAGCAGCAGTGTCTTCCGCAATTTTAAGTTGCTTGGATGCATAGTTCTCTTCTATTTTTAATCTTTCTTTGGCGGACTTATCCGTTATATCAGTAAGATTATTGGCGTATTTTTTTTGTTCCTTAATAAAATCATCATCCAATTTGGATAATTTTTTCTTGACATCTGCTTCAGCTTTATATCCCTCAAGAAGTTTCTTCGTTCTTTCCTGATAATTCTTATCCTCAACCTCTTTAATTACAGCTAATCCTTTCTTGGTATTTTCTCCAGTTTCATCCTCACCTCTTCTTACCTTGGCATAAAAATCATTAGCTGCTTTTAATCTATCAGCATAGAATTTTTCCTCAACAGCCAACTTCTCTGCGGGAATACCTTCCGCACCTTGTGCTTCCAATAAACTAAGTTCAACAAGATTTTGCTTCTTTGCAGCTTCCAGATCCTTTAAATGTTTTTTATATGCCTTTTCCTCTTCAGCATAATCAATTTGTCCACCTTCTCCTACTATAGCTGCGGATTTCTCAAACTCTTTGTTTATTTTGGACACTTCTACTGCTAATGCCTTACTGCCTTTTTTATAGGTTGCTATGGCTTTTGCCATTGAGTCTTCTCTTGCTTTATTTATTCTACCTAAAGCAATCAGGTTCTGTGCCACTTCGCTTTCAACTATCTTCTTATTGAGTAGGGCTGCTTCTTCATCTAATGCTTCTTTTATGGCAATATACCTGTTGTGTATGACTGCTTTATCTTTGCCATTAGCAATCATCTGTGCAGTTTCTTTTTCTAATATATCCTGTTTTAATTTTAAAGATGCCTGTGCAGCTTCTATACCAAGAATATCCTCTTTACTGGTTGCTTCAAATGGATCTTTTGATTCGTCAAATTCCTTCACAAGAGCAGCGTATTGATCAATCAAATCTGACATGGACTTCTCTCCCTGTTTAGCCCATATGTCGATCAAATTACTTGGGGAAGCCTGATTTGCTTTTTTGAGTTTTTCAAATTGTTGTACCATGGACTCAAGAACACTATCAGTTCCACCTATTTCTCCTGCAAGACGTTTAAAGTTTTCCACTGTATCATGTACATTTACATTACCCATTTTCTCCATAGTGGTAATGTTCTTTGATGCCTGTAAATCTATAGCAGCAAGACTTGCTTGACGTTCCTTATCTGCTGAGGATGCTTTACCTGTCTCATCATTCATCCGAGCAACAGCCTCTTGCATTTTTTGGTAATGTGTTAATTGATCCTTACCCTTATCAGGATTAAAAAGGATGAAAGGATCGGATGCTACATTTGTTTCCGCAAAAGCTGCATTAAGTGCTTCATTGGCTTCAATGAGTTTTTGTAAATTCATTTCTTCCAATTTTTTATTATACGCATCAATAGCAACTCCACCATCTTTGATTTTTCCTGTCAAAGGATCAATACTTAATCCTGCTGCAAGTGCCTCTGTGGACATATCCTCAAAATTTCGGGCTGTATCAAATAGACCGTCCCTTAAATTTTTATTGGCTTCATTAAACTCTTCGGAATTTTTTGTTAGTGTAGCAGTTTTAAGTGCGTAATCCTCAACATCTTTTGTTAACTGTTTGTATTTGTCGGATACCTTTGCTGTTTCCTCTGCTGCTTTTTTTGCTCTTCCTAACCACCATACTAATCCAGTTACGGCAGCAACTACGGCAGCAATAGCCAATCCTACTCCAGTAAAAGCCAGTGCAGTAGTTGCACCTGTTACAGCAAGAGTCAGAGTTTCAAAAGCTGCTCCCAAAGTCAAAACACCAGTTACCATTGCGGATACAGCAGCTTCCGTCTTTAAAAGTTTAAAAGCGGCTGTTACTGTCCCCAATGTTGCTGTTATCAATAATAAACCCACAACTACTTTTCCAAAAGTGGTATCAACCAAATAAGTTAAAGCATCAATTAATACTCTTACCACATCCACAAAGATTTTCATTGCTTTACCAACACCTGCATTACCTATGGCAATTGCCAAAAGACCTGCTTTATCTCTCATATTCTTAAAAGATACACCAAGACCTTCCATCTGTATGGATGCCTGTAAAGCTGCTGTACCTGATTGTCCTATTGTGGTGAGCATGGACTGAAATTTTGATCCTTCACTTGTCAATGCTAAAACAGCGGATGCACCTCTTTTACCAAATACATCAAAGGCAACTGAGGCATCATTCACTACAACACCCAAATTGGATAGAACACTCTGGAGACTATTCACTCTTGGATCAAGATCAGCTAGAGCAACACCTGATTCTGCTACGGCTGCTCTTAACTTCTTAGATGGATCAATTAGTTCTGCAAAAACTCGTCTAAGTCCTGTACCGATTGTGGATGCCCTTAAACCTGAGTTGGCAAGAGTTCCCATTGAGGCTGCGAGTTCTTTAAATGATACCCCTGAATCCCTTGCAATTGGACCTACATAGTTCATTGCAGTACGGAGTTTATCAATTGTAAGTTTGGATCTATTGACTGCATTTGCAAAAACATCCGCTACTTCTGCGGATTGGGATGCATCAATACGGAATACTCTCATTGCAGTGGTCACAAGATCAACAGTTGTACTCATATCGGACAAAGTACCTGTCGCAAGATCGGAAACGGCTTGCATTGTTTCTACCGCTTCGCTTGCACTGAAACCTGCCTGACCGATTGTTCTCATACCTGCGGCAACCTCAGATGCACTAAATTTCGTGGTTGAGGCTACTTCTAGTATCTTAGCACCCATTTGAGCTACTTCAAGGGCTGTGGCACCTGTAATGGCTTGTAAATCTTTTAATGCCTGATCATATTCAATTATTGCTGTTATCCCTTGGGTAATGGCATTATTAACAGCCATTAATCCAGCAGAGATGAGTCTAAACTGGAAAACTGTTCGTAACTTGTCACCAAAAGATCCAAACCGTGATTCAGCAACTTGTGCAGTTTCTCCGGACTGTTTCATGGCAGTATCGACACGTTTTATATCCCCTGCAACTTTGGTTAAATTTATTTTGTTCAGATTTCTTAATGTAGAGGAAAGCTTGTCCAGATTAATAGCACCTAATCGCTGCAAGCCCTTTTCTAAAATTCCAATTTTGGATGCAAATGCACTTAAATTGGTATTCAGAATGGTTTTGAAACCAGTTGCTATCTGTCCAAGATTGGGTAGTTTTATCCCCTGTAGTGTTTTTAATTGCGTGGCAAATGGTTTTAAATCAGGAATTTTACCGGACTCAGCTATGGCACCTAATTTCTGAAAACCTACAGCAATCTTATCGAGATTGGGAGCTTTAATCTGATTCAACGTTTTAAGGGATGTGACAAACGTATCAAATGACTTAGGAACAGTTATTTTGTTCAGAGTTTGTTGTAATTTGGTTACAGAAGCGGTGGTGGCATCAACAGCTTTTGTGATACTTTCAAATGCGGATAAAACTGTCTTTAGGGACTTGGTATCAGCACCCACAATTTTTAATGCAATTTCTACCGTTTTTTTAACGTCAGCCATATCATTTTCCTTGCTTAGACATAAAATTCAGGTTACTGCTGTCTTTGCTTCTGCTGGGGACATAATGTCCCCCTGCTGTACTATTTCTGCTTTGCCATAAAGGAAGCTAATCTTTTCCAATCTTTATTGACTTCTTCCACTGGTATTTCTGGTGGCTTATCATCAATTTTGGTACCCAGAAAACCCAACACCTCTTTTAATCCATCAAGAGTTAAGTTGTTGCCCTGCCAAATATCGGTAATCGTCTGAGCTTTTTTATCCCTTTCAAGTAGTACTACTGCCTTGAAAAAAGTTCCTATTTCAGCTAATGTGTACTTTTTAATGCTCGACCAGTGATGTCCATTTGCAACTAACGTTTGAATTGCAAATGTTATTTCCCTGTTTTCTTCGGGGGAGTCTTTGGACCTTTGTCCTTTGTCTCCTCTTTTGGAGTCGGAAATAATAGACTGATCAAGCTCTTGAAGTTTTTTTCCAATGATTCCTTGGATTTAATGTTAACTTCAATTACTTTTGTCAAAATGTCCACAATAGGCTCAAGGGGTAATTTTTTCAAATCTGCAAGAGCTATATTGGAAGCTTCCTCAAGTACACTCGGAATATTATCAATAAGGACAATAGCCAATTTGGGTATATTCTCAGCGGTATTAAAATTTTTAAGGGTGATTTTTTGTTCTGCAAGGATTCCACTGATGCCTACAAGTTTTTTGGAAATGTCTGATATTTCCTCAAGACCCAATGGTTTAACTGTGAGTACTTGTGTTCCTATAGTTACTGTAGCACCAGGAAATAATGAATCTAAGTCTATGGTAAGGGTCTGTCTGTTTTTTTCTGACATGGTTCTTTCCTTCTTTTCGGATAGTGTTTAATGGTCTGGTGGACTTTTTTCTTTGTTTCGTCCACCAGACCTATGACTAAGCACTAAAGGTTTATATTATGTGGCTTCCTGATCCATAATAATATTCATGTATGGGGACAGGGGATGATTTGTTTCGTCTTTCAGGATTTCTCCTGTGAAGCCGAGAGTGGACCAGTCATCACCAATCAATGCTGTATCACCGGCAGGGATAAGTGAAACTGACCATACTTCCAATTCCTGCTGTTGACCTGCTGGATTATCAGAAACGAATCTCAATTGACCAACAACCTGAGTATTGGCAAATGCTGAGATTTGGGTCCAGGTAAGAGCATCATACTGATAAGTGACATGCAGAACTTCCGATGCAGTAATGGAACCTGTTTCAATAATTCTGATACGACCAATTTTGTCATCACTTAAAGTGGTGTCAACTTCATAATCAGTTCCAGCAACGTAGGTTACTGTGTCTGCTTCATCCTGTACAAGAATGCCGGGAGTACCAACAGTCTGGGTTCCGCCAGTTGCAGAGTCAACATCAGCAATACCGGCTGCACCACCTGTCAATGTTTCATCATCAATAAAGTCAATGGCGTTTGTTCTTGCAATCTGTAGAACACCTGCGGTTGCATCACCAGTTATTTTGGTAACAACTCCAGTAGCACCACCGCCACCTGTTACAACTTCACCGACAACAAAAAGTACATTGTCCGCTGCTATATCATCATAAGGGAGATCCCAAGAGATAATACCTCTTTTTTCGAGTCCAACCCTGTTACCAAGAACCGCAGGACCGGCAACCACTTCTGCTGTGGCTGATCCAAGTGTCTGTGTTTCAGTAGTTGTATCGCCCAAAGTAAGTAGGGCAAGATTCTCTTTGTTTACTTCATCAAGGGTAAATGCAAGACCCGGAGTAATCTGGGAAATGATTTCTTTATCCTTGGCTTTCAACCCACCACGGGAACTAAAATGCTCCAGTGTTTCAAGGGCAATGTTAAATGTGAATGCAGGAGCATTCCCTAAATCTCTTTCTCCCTGATATACACCAGAAATAAGTTGATCGAAGAATACTACACCTTTTCCAAGGGTATAATTGTCAGTATTCGGTGATGTGGCCATTTTGTGTCCTCCTAAAAGTTTGTGTTAATTCTATATATATGGTTTTCTGGAATCACGAATTACATTACATCATCCGTATATACTAAATCCAAAACCAAGCTCATTCCCAAAATATCAGGCAATCCATAACCTGTCGGACCTTCTGTTCTGCTTTCCTGAATACTTCCAGTCCTGCCTGAAGGGAGTAACCTTGCATTGTAAACAGGAGGATCAGTATTTCTTTCCGTAAAAACAATCCTTCTCAAATCTCTCAAAAGAGTTTTGATTTCAGTGTCTTTTGTTGTAATCAATTCAAGAGTGACTTCCAAAACTCTTCTAACAGGGTATCCTGCATTGTTCTTGCTTGAGTGTACAATTACGTTGTCTACACCTTCAATCATAACTACACAAGGCAAATCATCGTCTTTAATTGGCTCTGTGGGTGTCTGTTTGAAAGAAGCAAGACCAAGCTCAGTCCTATTTGCCTTGATTCGTTCATACAGTTCCGTTAAGGAGTCTTCTCGATTGTCATAGCTCATTATAAAAACCCCTTTACAAATTTATCTGCAAATTCCTGAGTAAACTTATCTGTATATTCCGCCATAGCATTTGCAATTGGACCACCTTTTGCTTTACTTCCTAGGTGTTTTTTACCTGCCCAAATTTTACCGTCATGGGCTACAAGCTTACCAGTCTGCTTTGTATACTTCCCCTTTTTATCCCTATGAGGGAAATACCAAGGAGCAGTTACAGGATCAGCACCAAATGCTATATGGTGTCCATAGTCTGGAGTGCTGTTCTTAATAACAAGAGTTGCTAATGATTTGCTACCAGAAAGCCGTGGGTGTCCAGCTACCCAATTCTCCTTAAAAACAGTATCATCAATAGTACGTGGATCACTGTCTACAGGAGAATATTTTTTTAATAACGCAATTAACTTCTTATCCTCTTTGTACAAAATAGAAGACACAAGTGCTTTTGAACCTGTTGATACCCTCTCCTTTATGTCGCTTATGAATTTTTTAATTTTCATGTTAGACTTTCCTTAAAAGAAGAGTGTATATTACATCCATTGGATCAAGATCATGTCCTTCAACAGTATATTTATCAGTGCCAAACATTATATGACCCTGAGTGGACATTTCACTGTTTACCACATCAACTGAAGGAACTAATCCTTTAATATCCTGTGGTTGGATTAACTCAGAGAACGTGAGAAGTTCCACATCCTTTGCGGTAAATTTCTCAAAAATACACCTGATGTCATCAGTAGCAGTTGTTGGAAGATCAGTGAACCCATCATCGGTTATCACTACATACGTTCCAGCTTTAACTGCTTCTTCAAACGTCTTAAAAAGTGTTTCAACACCTTTCAGGAATATGTGTCTAAGTTTTGCCATATTATGCTCTCAACAACCTAACCACTCCACCATTATTTAGAGTCAAGTCAGAAATAATATTACTGACATGGGAAGGTATGACTTTGGCATTGGTTTGATTTGGTTTTTCTGCTCCGGCTTTAATCATAAGGGAACCAGCTTTAAGCTGCCCTATTCCTGCTAGAGGATCATCGGTTGTGCGATCACTTTCAATACTTGAAAAGGCTAATTCAAACACAGCCGTTTTGACCTCTGGTGGAATGACATTATTTTCAATAGTCCTTCCATCTGGACGTATTGCCTCGGCTCTAGGCCATTGCATGGATTGTTCAGAAGTGTATTTATAACCCTTCCACGTAGTATACCAATCCAACATTTGTGAGGCAGAGATCAAAAAGGGATCTTGATCCGATACAGAATCCCAAGAGGAGGAATGCATTCGATCAGTAAAATATGCATCCGCTTCCTCTGTAGTAACGTAGGAGTTGGCAGTAGCTGAACCTATTTCGGCATCTAAGGCCATTTAAATCTCCTTATTTTCTTTTGAACTTTTTGGGTTTTTTATCATCATCGGAAGCAGCATCAGTGGCTTGGGCATCTGCATCCGCTTTGGCATCTGCGTCCTCTGCGTCCCCTGCTTTGGCTTTAGCTTCCGCTTCGGCTATGGCTTCTTCCACTTCTTTGGCTTCAGCTTCTTTGATTATTTTGTCTGCTGCTTTCAATTTGGCTTCAGCTATTTTATCCGTCTGACTCCATCCAGCTTTAAGACAAATATCAAGTTGGTCTTTGTCTACAAACTCCATAACTCTTTTACCTTTAAAAAGCTTCATAATTTTAACGCTCCTTCTTTTTTCTAAAAATCAGTTAAGTTAACCCAATCCATAGGACTGAGTTAACTCACTTAATTTAAGAATGTGTTTATACTGATTTATCTCCAACCAATGTAATACGCCTTGGATCAAGGGCAAAACCGCCACAAAGAAGATCAAGGGACATGGTTGTTTTCTTGGTAGAAAGATCATAACCTTTAACAATACGGATACTTACACCGTTATTGGCTACTGTTGCCGCAACTCTGTCTTCGGGAAGATCAAGAATTGGGAAAGCGATTGCCAAAGAACGATCATCCATGATAACGCCATGATGCTGGAGATTTTTACCAGAACCAAGCACTGTAACAGCAGCACCATCAGGAATAATTTCAGTGATGGGATCAACAAGCACAATTTCAGTGGTTGCGGTTGCATCAGCAACGGCTGTTTTAACGATCAATGGACGCCTTACACCTGCAATAGCAAGTCTGCAACCTGCAACGAGAGTCAAGGCAGAACCGGCAGCATCAATGCTTAGAATTTTATCACCGATGAGATTCTCAGTACCGGAGTTGTTGTCAGTAGTGGTTACAAGAGTACCTGTAACGGCTGCGGATGCTTCAGTCGGAAATGCGATACTGGAGAAGAAATCCATCCCCATTACACGCCCCATATCAGCTTCACGGAGAGTTTTTTCACCATCTCCACCACGTGTCTGTGACTGGTTAAACCATGTCTGACCCAAGAGAGTCGCTTCAATGTCCAGATCGACCAGACAGAAACGATTCATTGCAAGCTGTTGCAATGTTGCATTTTTTCTTGCAAGAGCGATATCAGCAGCAGTTTCAAACAATGCTGTGCTGTAATATCCACCAGCACCTTGAAGAAGTTTGGTGCCAATATAGGTGTCAACTTTTTCTGCCAGTTTATACGTAGCAGGTTTGATGATCTGATCCACAAAAGAATCAAGATCCAGGGATTGTTCGGCTGCTGTGATAGCAACTGAAATATCGAAATGTTTTTCGATCTCAAGAGGACGTGTACTGGATGTAACATCCTGTGTGGAGATAGTGGTTGTAAATTCATCAACCTCATATTCTCCATGAGTTCTAAAAGATACCGTGTCACCGACTTTCCAGCCGTTTGACTTGGTGGTGAAATCACTGGTTTTGTCTTTCGCACATAGAGGAGCAATTACAAGAGCATCCTCCAGATGTGTTAAAGCTTCCATTGCGATTACTGAGGGATGTTCCCAAATGTTTGCCATTTTAAATTCCTCCAAATTATAATTAAATTCGCTCACCCGGCTTTAAGTGAAAAGGGCCGGTGAAACCTTACTAAAAATCTTAATAATGTTTTCCGACCCCCAAGGTCTTCAAAACAGTGTTCCTCAGGAACACCTTTATACTTTTTCCGACATTCTAAATAATTAAATTCAGGATGTCAAGAACTTTATTTCTTTTTATACTTCGCTTTCAGGGCACGATATGCGTCAGCATCTCCTGAGGCTGCTACTGCTTGCAATTTAGCTGCTTGATCGGATTCTGGTCCACTGGAACCACCTTGTGCTCCTGCACCTTCTGAACCAGGCCAGTAATGAGGAGATGTTTCTTTTAATCCCTCAATCCAGTTTTCGGTTGTCAGGACTTTTTTATCCTCAGTAACAGCCAATTTACCTTCTTTATCACGTGCTTCAATTTGCTTGTTGTCATCCAAGGAGAATATACTTCTACCACGGAGGACTGCATCCTCAACTGCTGTGGGAAGCATGTCAGCTTTTACGGCTGCTGCACGGACACCGTCATCTATTACCTTTGCTTCAAAAAGACCCTGATAACTGGCTCCATGGGTTGTGGCTGTTGTCAACTTTCCATTAAGTTCCGTGATCTGTGTTTCAAAATCGGAAGTTATCTGAGAAGTTTTCTTTTCAATCAATTCCTCAACAGTTCCGTCTTTCAGGAATTCAGCATCTTTATTCTTTGTATAGAAATCGGTTGCTGTTTTAAGTGTTTTTGGATCGAAACCATCAAACGTTTTAAGAGTTTCCTGTAAGGTTTTTTTCTCACCAATAATTTCCTCGTTTTTGGTCTTTAGACCGGATACTGCTTCTTCCACTACTGTTTTGTTTGCATTGGTCAGATCAACTGTAACTTTGTCCACTGCAATTTTGTGTGCGTCCTCTGCTTTTGCTCTAAGGTCTGTGTCTTCAATAAAATCAAATTCTGGCATTTTCGTTCTCCTCGAATTTCGGAATCCTCAAGATTCCAGTTTGTGGGAGCCTCAGACTCCCGTTAGGTACTTACTTCTTGGTTCTATTACGTACTTTTCTATCAACCTCTTTTCTTTTTGCTTTTTTCTCCTTTGCTAACTTATCCGCTTTTTTCTTTTCCTTTGCTTTTTTATCTTTTATTTTTTTATCCGCTGCTGCGGCATCTTTGGATGTCTTCTTTTTCTTTGTAACATCCGTGGTATCCTTTTTCTTCTTTGCTCCAATAAGATTGCCTTTATCATCTTTAAGAGAAAGATCACCTTCATCTTTGTTTGCATTTATTGGAGCAGTTTTAAGCTGTACAACATATTCCTCATAACCCACAGTCTGATCCAACAAACCTGAATATACAAGGTATCTATGTATAACTTCCAATGGCACAACCCCTGTAACAAATCCTTCAATAATCTCATTGAGAATGGAAGCATCTGGTATACCTTGAGTAAGGGAAGAGGGTGCATCCAGTACAACTTCTTCTTTATTATATCCATGCCAATCACACATTGCTTCAAGACCCTGTTTTATTGCATTCATGGCAGCAAGAAAAACAGAGTATATTGAGGCTGATTGAGTTGATTGACGTATTCTTAATGATTCAGCAGCTTCAACACCCTTACGAGCATCTAAGATGGCAACACCGTGACGTATCGCCTCTTCGTACAGGTCTGTTATGTGAGATTTTACGTGTGTGAGTGCTGCGGTATCGGTTTCTGTATAAAAAATACGTGCTTGGTCATTAGGAATTACCATCATTACTGAAGATCCTACAACGTTCGGAAGATTACTGTCATTACTGGCACCGACTATACATAAGGTAGGATTACAAGACAAGTATTCAGAGTTTGCCAAATCAGCTTCTTTCCTGTATATCTGGATTGAACAATTGGCAACTGAAACAAGAGGTATCGGCTGCATGTCAAAGGAGTTATTTATGGAACCTGCAAGAAACAGGGGAATTCTATCAAGTTGTTTTCCACGTAAATTTGGAGTTACACTGGTATCTGCTACTTGTGTTCCATCATCATTATATAAAGCAGTGACATATTTACCGCTTTTGTCCAATTCCAGGACTCTGTAAACATCTTTAGTTGTATGAGAGAATTTATCTTCCGAATCAGGCACAGCCTCCTTTAAAACTCCTAAGGTTAGACTTTTTTCCTCTTTGACTATGCTTGATTTCCAATTAATAAATTCCTCTGCCGTATAATCCACAAATCTGCATTCATTTTTAGCTGCAATCACATCAACTAATAAAGGACAACGACCTGTTTGGAATATTTCAATAATCATGTCCAGAAATAACTGATTCAGGGAACGTCCATCTTTGGTAGCAGTTTTCAATATGTATTCAAGTTTCGATGGAACATTGAAATCAGGGAGTTTTGTAATTACGATACCTAATGCTCCAGAAAGAGCATAAGAAGTGACAAGAGGAAAATGGGCACGTTCCAAATAACCATCATATGCTTTGGCATAATCACCTGCCATGCCTGAAGGTCTTGGGAGATACTTTTCTGTTTTGGATTTAATTACATCTTCACCATCCATGCAATCCCTGACTCTTTCCCACGGAGTTACATTCTTTTGATAATCAGGATGAACTGTATCAACCGCTCCCAATTTTTTAGTATCCTCTTTTTTGGTGTATTTCTTTTTTGCCATCATTATCTCCTTTTATTGGTGGACTACCCTACGTTTCATAGCTGTTAATCTCCGTGCCAACATGTATCTCAATGAATCCATAAGGTGATCCTCAAGTTCGGTATCAATATCCTCTGGCTTCTTTTTATCCCTTTGCATCTGTGGCAATGTGCGTATGTGATGTTCTGCTGGAGCAAAGAAGTAAAGGTGAGGGGATTCTAATTCTCCTCTCTTAGCGGCTCCTAACATTTGTCTAATAATAGCCCACCCTGCAATTCTCGACCCGGACCCTTTATAAGCTCTAGTCCATTTACAACCGTGTTTTTCTAACTGTGCCCCAATAGATGTACCATCCCGCACTTCGTAAATGGATGTATCTGCTGGACCTGGAATACATTGAGTATTGTATTCTGTTAATAATGCGTTGTCAACACCTAAAACACGACTAGCTATTTGTGAGGAAGTAGCTTGATCGCCCTCATTAGCAGTACCGTTCCATCCATATATCTCATTAGGAATAATTACAGAGCCTTTTGGAATGTATGGAAGTTTCATACCACCTAAATGTCTCGTATCAGGTTGTTCCCCATTTGCCTCAAACCCATAAGAAACGCCCCAAGGCTTGGAAGAACCCCAATCAAAACTTCTCATAAGTCTCCAAGATACAGGCACTTTGAACGTTGGTAATATATGAATATCCTTGTCCCATACATCAGTAAAGAAACCACCAATGATCAAATCCCATGACCCATCTATCCAAGCTTTCCTCAACATTTCATCATCTTGAGTTAAAGAGTAAATTTTTGCCATATATGTAGGATCGGCTGTCATTAAGGATAAGTTCTCTGCCTGAAAGGATCTTATATGTGTTCTTGAAATGGACACATGTTGGGTCACATCATTACCCTGTGCATCAGGATAAGTAACTTCTAATTCTTCTTTAACTATTTTCTCCGGTGGTCCTTGATCAATGAATCTTGATTTAACCCATTGATGGCCTGGACCGGATGGATTGCATGTCGCTCTATATTTTCTCGGAATATTAGGATTTGATGATCTGTTACATGACATGATTTTAAGATAGACTTTATTCGTTGCATGGTTGGTGAGTTCTTCCCAACCGATCCATGGATACTCATGCCCATGATATTGTTCATAATCGTCTTCGACTCTTGCGTAATTGAGCCAGAGGGTTTCTCCTCCTTCAAATGTCCAGATTTTCTTTTGATTATTGAAGTTGGCGGTGGGGAATATACGAGGTATCCATTTCTTAGTCTTCGTGATAACATCACCCAACTCTGTTGTCGCTTCTCTAAGGAGCAATCCTTTGTAATCAATTCCATGACCTACTCCTACTTCTTGTAAATAATCCATTAGAAGAACGTCTGTCTTGCCACCGCCACGATTACCATGGAGCAATAATTCATCAACGGGACAAGACATGAATCGTTCTTGGGAACCGGGATAGGGTTTCCAAATCTCAAGAGGCTTTGCCAATTATTTATCCTTTTTCCATGATACTGTATTCAACTGTCACTTTAAATTTATAAGCAGGTACAACACAATATATATCCGCTTCAATGGGATCATTAATTCGTGTGATATTTACCTGTTTTCCTTTTAATTTATCCCCTGCCTTTTTCAGAGACTTTACAAATAATGCCCCTTTCTTTTCCGCTGCCTTTAATGTGGCTCCATAAAAATAAATTTTCATTGGTCTTCTCCTTATATTTCGATTTCAATTGTCTTCCTACGTTCTACATTTCCATCTTCATCAGTATATTTATAACGCCTGAATCGAACAAACTTGCCCTTTCCAAACATTATTTCATATTTTATTCTGAGTTTGTTGCATTCCTCGTGCAATCGAGGATAAGTATGTCCTACTTTTGCCCATGCCCAGAACCTTGTTTTTGATCTTTTTTTATATTCTCTGATATATGTATCAGTGATTTCCATGCTCTAACCCTCTTTCATACCAAGATTTCTCTACTGCTCCTACTACACCCATGCAACGAGTGCATATAAACCGCCTACTCATATTGGGACTTGGATGAGGTTCAAATTTATGAAAGGAACAACTACGTAACAAAACATTGTTTGCTTTTACTTCTATCCAAATTTCATGTATTGTCTTTTTAGACAAACCACTGATCTTGGCTAAAGCATCCGATCCTTTTTTACCTTTCTTGAGCTTGGGCATTATAACATCTCCTGTACATATAAATAAGCAGAACTATTAATATCACATCCTTCCCAATCCAGACATTGTTCCCCTGCCAATCTTGCACAAACTGCATTGTCAAAATCTTTGTACTGTCCAAGGTATTTGACTTTCTCATTTAATTTGATATGGGCTTGCCATCGTCCATCTTTTTTATTCCAGTAAACACCTTTTACCCCCCTGGTATTGTCTTTTCTTAGTCCTATATTTCGCATATTACATTGCTGTGATCTTTCCCTAAGA